CCCTGACAGCAGGTAAACCCTTTCTCGACAAGTCGATCCCGGGCTAGTAGAGAATGGAATCTTCCGCACACTCTTTTTCCGTGGGTACCTTTAATCCTGGCCTCCGAAGCGACCTGGAACCCATGCACTCCTTTCTCTCTTCGACCGCCCGCAGGCCGGCGTGAACGAAGCGACCCCGGTAGTTTTTACCTTGTAACCTCACTGAAGAGGGAAAACTATTTGAGGGCCCACAGTCACTGGTTTTATTGTTAACCCGGAGGAAACCAGACACGCTGTGGCACGCTCTGCCGGGAGGACCGTGAGGTCACCCACCCGGCTGGAGAGAAAGGAGTACAAGGGCGGACAACGGCCCAACGACGGTCTGACCCGTCTTCACGAGAGTATGCAGGGGTGATTGGTCGCCGCGCGCCACCCCTAAGAGACCACCCGCTACCCCTACTGCCCCCGCGACATACTCGGTACCGAGTATAACAGAGGCCAGAACCAGTCAACTTCAAGCGCCGGTGAGTAGACAAGAGCCAAACTCCCGCTCGAGAGCGCGCAACGCGCCGAGACCGTTCATTTCTTCAGTCGACTGGAAGTCAAGGGGTACGAATCCCTTGAGCTTCCATTTCCGGCTGGGGCCCGACCAAGCCCCCGGTTGTCCAGGACGGAAGGACAACTGAGTACCTCCCCACTTAACGCGCCGGACGCGATAAGAGTAGGTACGCCTCACCGAGCCGATAGATGGTGGGGACCATCTTTCGGCATCTCTCTTTCCTATCTTACGACCCCGAGACATGAGGAAAGACCTCAGTGCCTCGGCCGCCCGGTCGTCCCAAGGCTCTCCCTTAGCCAAGGGTCTCAGTTCGTCATCACTCCACCGAGGTGGAGCGGGAAGCGCCGTGTGAAAGCGCCGATGACCCATCGTGCGTTGCCTAAAAAAAGCAGCGTACGAATCGGACCGAAGTCCGATCTGAGAAGGTAGGAATCCCCACTTACTTCCGAACCTGCAGTGAACGAAGGCGTCAGTCCAAGCCACACTGAACCGCACCGCTGCAGCGGCATGGTGCAAACCATGCCAATCGGAAGTAAACGCACCTCTCCTAAGATGGCGGATCTCCCGCCATCTCCCGTTACTCTTAAGAAAAGTGGTGGAGTTGACCTCCACCACATTTTCTGCTCGGATCGTCTTAGCGGAATTGAGCTCAAACCCAAAAGGGTAAGGGCCCAATTCCCTCTCTGAGGAGATGACGCAATCGTCTCCGTTAACCAGAAACCGAGCATCTCCAGAGTCACGTGCAGCCCATCGCGCGGCCACGTAACTCTGGAGACAGAGAAGGGGAAAAGAGAGGTACGCACCCATCATCTGCCCGTGAGAGACCCTTCCGCGGATCTCTCCCGTCTTACTGTCAATCACAATCGGCGACAAGCTTGCGTACGCGAGCCGTCGAATGGAGCGCGGGACGCTCACCGATTGAAAGAAGATAGCATCTAGGATAGCCTCCGCCACAGAGTGGTAGAGACCGTCAGTAGCACTCACAAGGTCCACCGAGACATTGTGAGGGTAGATGCAGGTAGATGTTATCCTGTTCGAGGTCGGAGGACCCCGCAAAAGCCACGGCTTGCTCGACAGACGCCCGTAGACGGTGTCGTGCAAGCCAGCAAGAAGATCCGACTCTGGTCCGAAGACCAGAAGGGGACGCTTCTTCCCTGCGGTGGGGACTTCCGCGAACTCAGCTGTCATCACAGAAGGGACCCGGGTCTCTTCTAGACACTGAGTGTCGAACTCCTCTTCCCGACCGGCCCAAAAAAGGTCGGCCCTCTCACCCCCCAACCGCTTGGAAGCGTTGGGAACGTGAGATCTGCAGTGTCGTCGATAAGATCGATCCCACCCCGCAGGGAAAAGAGGGGACACAATACGTCGCGCGAACGCGACGTATTCGTCAGGACAAGGTGTGGGGGTAGAGAATGCGCGAGCTTCCCACGACTCGCGCATGGAGGGAGAGTGGAGACGGCAACCCTGTGGCAGGTTGCGTTTGAACGATGAGAGAGCTTGGGCCAGCTCCCATCTCTCGTGTCTCCTTAACCGACTCAAAACGGCGAAACCGTCCGAGTCGAACCCGCGCTGGCGGCGGGGAAAAGCTACAGGGGTCCTCTCTTTACCCTGTAGAAGAAGAAATGAAAGGAAACGTCCGAGCGAAATAGGCTCTTGGTCCGGCAACTCAGAATACGGCAAGCCGTATCTGACCCGAACAAGCCGGAGCCCATTTCGGACTGATTCCTTGGTGTCTCGTTCATTACGAGAACAAACAAAACACCGTTTAACTCGGGAACCGGTAACGGAGTTACCCCGAGTGGACGGCGGCGTCGACCGAGGAGGTCGGCTGAGCATCGTAGGGTTGAAGTCGCGAGACACCCAGAACGATGCGGATCCTTTTA